TCTTCTTGCGATTATCAACTAACTGTCCTTCTTCGAACAGTTCTTCCATACGAGCATTAACATCAGCTTCCATCTCTTGTAAAAGAGTGGTGTCGGTGACGAGTTCGGCTTTCTTTTTCTTTAGACTTAATACAAAGTTAAGATAAGATTCTTTTACATCTGGATCTATACCAGTAGAGTTAACAATCTTATCCATTAGAATTTTATGAGCTTTAGTATTAGAAAAAGGGAACCAAGGGGTAAAAGTATATCCACCAAGAAGACCATTTACTACCACCACGGGTCTTTCTACTAGCCAATTATCTTTGTTTTTAGAACTTACAATAGCTATGATGTCTTCACCATTAACTAGTTTAAAGTGTCTTATATTTAAATCTTCCATATTATATATTTATCTCAAATAATTCATAATCAAACTTTTCTTTTGAATATATTTTAATTCTTTCTGCTGCATGATTAAGAGTATAGTTTTTATTTGTTTTCCAATGTAGATCATCTGCAATATCATATACTTTAGTATTTCTAGTACTCTTTCTTAAACCTCTACCAATACTTTGTAATACTCTAATTTGTGATTTACTAGGTGAAGCAAAGATAATGTTATGTAGGTTTCTAATATTTATACCTGTAGAAAAGGTGCCTAATGAAGCTACGATGATAGCATTATTCTGGGTTTCAGTAATGCTTCGCACGTTCTCGCGCGTGTCCACGTCCGTCTCCCCGCTCACGTAGAACAGTTTACGATCACCTTTTATTTTATCTTTTAAGATGTTATGTAAGGGCTTACCGTGCTTTTCAACGTAATTAAACAAGACTAATGTATTTCCATCTTGGTCTAAAGCTAAGTTAGCTATAAAGTTATTTCTTGGTGTATACCTTACAATGAAATCTATTTCTTCTTGGTATTTTAGTTTGGATATCTCTTTACAGTGTTCTTCTTTGTACTTTAATAGAAGCATTTGTATTTCTAATTTGGCTAACTGATCCGTATCCATTAATTCTTTAGTAGTAGTTACTTTATGTACTGGACCAAATAATCCTTCTAATACTAATTGGTGTGTTTGTGCGCCATCTAATGTACCTGTAGTTCCAATTCTATATTTAGCTTCTGTACATTTTTCCATTATAGCAGTCATAGACTTAGCTTTAAACTGATGTGCTTCATCGCCAATAACCATACCGAATACTTGGAAGAATTCAGCAGGTCTTTTACAGATTGATTGCCACGTGGATATAACTATTCTACCCATACGTTCACCTTTAACAGTACCACCGTGGATCTTCATAGCATATTCATCTGTGTTAAACCATTCATCGGTAGAACTGTAATCATCAAAGTCAGAATACATTTGTTCAGCCAAAGATATAGTAGGAACAACATTTAAAATCTTCATGCTAGGATCTCGCTCGATATACCATCTGGCCGCAAGGTATATAATAAGGGATTTACCAGAGGCAGTAGGAGATAGCAGTAAGCTTCTTTCTTCTTTTAGTGCATGTTCTAATGCTTTAAATTGGTAATCTCTTGGCTCAATAGGCATTTGATTGGCAGTTAAGATAGGTGCACGACCAAAATCTAATGGTAATCTTTCCGGCTCTACGCTTCCATACTGTGTAGAATCGTTTGTTAGGACTTCGTATCCGCGCTGTGCTGCAAACTCTTTTAGGTACTTATATAAACCAACGTATAATGTCTTTTTGCGTGTATCAAATAGGCGTATTTTTCCATCCCAAAATTTGTTACGATACGCTGGCATAAATTTATATCCAGGTACAAAGAAACAAAAATGTTCTGTTAATTCCATTTCTACGCTAGCATCTGTTTCTATAAACAGAAATGCTTCGTTCTTTTTTGTTATTTTAATCTGATCCATTATAAAAGTTCTTTTAATCTTCTCACTGTATTATTTATATCAGTACAAAGATAGTGGTTTATATACCATTCTATAAATTGCCTTGCATACACAGGTCTATGCCAGGACATATCATGGAGTAAATCCTGTAGCTGTGGTAGTGTTTGTAATTTTTTAGTTGCCCAATGATATTCTGGCCAACCGTATGATATGACTGGAACTTCGTGCATTAAGCATTCTATTCCTGCTGTACTATTATCTACAATAGCACAAGTAGTATGAGGTAAAAAGTCATGAACGCTATTAAATCCTGTACGTACATCTATGCCATTATGTAACCAAGCATCTACTTTATCTTTTATTTTACCACGTATTTTCATAGCTGGGTGTAGCTTAACTATTAGATTATAATGCATAGGACTTAAGTAATCTACAATCATAGTAAGTTTTTTCCAATGATCTCCAAACCCAAATCCATTTACTGTTTCATCATGTGGTTGCTGGCCTATAATAAGTATATGTTCTTTAAATATTTTAGCTGGTCGCCATTTAAGTAAAATAGAATCATCCCATTTATTCGGCTTAGTGTTTCTAAGATCTATAATACTTTGCCAATCCATTTGTTCTATATCATCATTCAAGATTGGTTCTTTATAAGCTAACTCTGATGCATTAGCATATCCTAATTTATCTAAGGCGAAGTGTTTGGAAGTAGGAGCTGTAGGTTTTACTATAATAATATTTTCATCGGAAGGACCGTTATTTTCTATATGATTATAAAAGTGGATATCGGCTTTGTCTGGGTTTTCTGTATGGCCCAATTCATTCATGGCACTACGAATTACATCGTACCATCTTCCTATGTTCTCGAATTTGTGATCGTGAAATTTAAATTCCACTCGTAAATTTACGCCATTCAATCATATTTTTAATTGTTTGATGTCTCCACTTAACAGTATCTAGTATTTCTTTTAATGCTAATACCATTTCTTCAATGTATATCATTTTTGTTTGGTGTGCTTGTATAACAGGATCAGCATCGTAATACTTATCCATATCAGATTTAAGTACTGTTAATCCATTTAGTGGATCGTAATCCCATCCAAGACGATCTAAACTTTCTTGGTCTAGTTTTCCATTGTAATGATTAAACTTATCTCTTAATATAACTTTTAATTCTAGATCTAATTTCTTGGATTTAAGTCTATTAACAGTATATAGTTCTAAGTATTTGGAGTGTAGTTTTGCTGTAGATCTAGAAGATTCATCCAGGTTCATCTCATCGATTACACTGTCTTTCTTCCACATCTCTAATATTGATTCAAGGTTGTTCATAATGCCTATTATATCATAGTTTACCTGAAAAGTAAACCCTTATTTTACCTAGTATCCACTGCCCCCGCCGGATCCTGAGTTAGGGGGAGTTTGAGTTACGCCTCCTATGGTTGCAAATTCAAACGAGGTATATTTAAGGACTAAGTCCGCCTGTAAATATTCTATGTCTGTACCCTGGGCGTTAAACTCTACTGAGCTTAATTGTACTGGGAATACATCATAGAATTTTATTTCCTGATTGACGTTGTTATGTGAACTATAGATTAATAACGTTGCGTCATTTTTATAGTTCTTATCGGCATCTTTCTTTTGAATTAGATTATGCATCCAATTAAATGTTTCTGTATAGTTTTCCATGTTCTCGGTTATATTAAACCTAATGGATAAATCATCAAAGTTCATTCTATCTCCACTCATAGCTAAGTTAACCCCTCTATAAGGAAGAGTGGTATCACCGGAAGTAATTCCTGGTAATGTAACCGCTGTGCAGAAGTATTCCAAATTTGGAAATTCGGTAGTGTCAATTTTAAACCCAAAACCTACTGGGCTAAGAAAGTTCTTATTAGTTGTTAATGCCATGGTATTATTTATATGATTTAAAAAGCTAGTATACAAAAAAAGGGGCGCCGAAGCACCCCTTTAGTCGAATTAGAATTAACTAATGATTTACACCATTATGTCGTCAATTCTGAAGATTCTGAAGTATTGGTTAGTTCTATCGGCTCCGATAGTTCCATCAATAGCTACAAAAGGATTAGCAATCATGCCGTACCTTGTTTTGAATCCCATTCTTGGCTGGAAGTCATTTTCCCCAACTGCTTTAACCATAGTTAAAGGAACGTATGGACAATAGAATAGTCCTGCGTCGTATGGGTTTTGACCTCTATATCCTACACATGCGAAATCAACAGTTGCATATGGATCTATATAGACTTTCATTCTGCCATTTAAAACACCAGCAAATGTATTACCAGTATCGTCAACGTTTAAGTTTGCACTTAAAGCAGGAGTGTAGTCTAAAAGTCCAGCAGCTGCTAAAGCTGATGCTACGTCTGAAGAACATAGAACAAAGTTACCTTTGCCACGTCTTGTTTCTTTAGCAATTACGTTAGCTTCTCTTTCTAGTTGCATGATAAGACCTTTAAATCTCTCAACCATCCATCTGCCATCTGAGTCAGTGTTGACATCAAATACTCCAGATACTGCAGTTGAAGATTGTAAAGCACCGATTTTAGCAGTTTTTAGAACTGATCTAACAACTTCTCTATTGATTTCTGATAAGATTTCAGTAGATAGGATATTAGCTAGTTCGCCTTCTGCGTCCAAACCGTGGATTGCTTTAAGATCTTGTGCAAGTTCCATTGTGTACTCAGCTTTTAAAGCTCTTGATTTGGCAGTAACAGTAGCTTTCTCGATTGTGAAAGCCATTTCA